GAGGCTGGAACCAGTGAGCGGCATCGGCAGCCAGGCCGACCCCGAGGTACAGAGCTGTCGTTCGGAAGAGGGAATCACCGTCGGCCTGGTCGACGCTCTCATTGGCATCATGCGCGTCCTCGCGCCACGCGACCTAAGCGCGCAGCCTGTGCAAGAGGCCCTGGCGGACCTGCTTGAAGATCCCGACTTCCGAACCGTTCGAGAAGCCAGACGAAGCGACCCGGAGGCTGGCTCATGCGCTTGACCGTGACGAGCGGCGACCGCCGTGTCGAGATCGAGATCGAAGGCCATACGGCCGCGGTGCTCGGCAGGGCAGAGCAGGCAGCAGCCCGGCTGCTGGCGGCCGGTGCCACGCCGGCCGCCCAGGTCGAGGACGAGCTGCCGTTCGGCTACGCGGTCAGCGGCGATGCCGGCCGGTCGTACCAGCCGGACGGCGATCACCACGCTGAGTGACAGCACCCTGGGGGGTGACCCCCTCAGCGTGATCACCGGCGGACCGCCGGGGAGGGAGATTTCTCTCTGTACGGGTCTGGGAGTGCTCTTTCCAGCGACCTAGTAACACACCGTAACCGCGCCCGGCTGCAACGGCTGGGCCTCCGAGGTGCCGCAAGGGCACTGTGGGGGGTGATCGGCATGCCCGGAATGGGGCCTGCACCGAAGCCGAACGCCCGGCGGCGCAACGCCACCGTGCCGATGGTCGAACTACCCGCCGACGGCCGCCAGGGTGCGCCGCCGGCATGGCCGCTGCTTGCGGACGTCGTCCTGTCGACCCGGCGGGACTCGGCACAGCGCTCGGCTGACGATCTGGAACTGGCTCTGAAAGAGCCGGAACTGAAGGGACGCGCCCGCGCCGCCGCGCAGCGCAAGGCCGATACGGCGCGAGAGGCAGCGGCGATCCTCACCGCGCAGCTCGCCGCCCAGGAGCGCGTCGAGGCGGAGCTGTGGACGGAGTTGTGGGCACTGCCGCAGGCCCAGGAATGGGAGCGGCAGCGCTGGGTCCGTGAAGTCGCGCAGTACGTCCGCTGGGAAGCTCGCGCCGAGCAGGGCGATCTCGATGCGGCAAAGGAGGCCCGCCAGCGAGGGGACCGGTTGGGGCTCACACCGTTGGCGATGCTCCGCCTGCGCTGGAAGGTCGGTGATGGCGAAGGGACCGCCGAGCGGCCGCGGCGGCGCCCGGTCTCTGGCGGTCGGCGGCCAGACGACCCACGGGCCGCGCTTCACGTAGTGGAGTGACAGCGTGGGCGTGTTGATGGTCCCGGCTCCCGATCAGGAGCCGTGGCCGACGCTCGGCCCGCAGGTCTGTGACCTGATCGAAGAACGGGCTGTGCACGGGCCGGGGGCCCTGCGGGGCAAGCCCTACGTCCTGGACCCGGAGAAGCGGGCCCTGATCTACCGCTGGTACGAGGTCTTCCCGCAGGGCCACCCGCGAGCCGGGAAGCGCCGCTTCAAGCGAGCCGGGCTGTCCGTACGTAAGGGCACGGCGAAGACCGAGCTGGCGGCCGCGGTCGCGTTCGCCGAGCTGCACCCGGACGGGCCGGTCCGGTGCGACGGGTTCGACGCGGCCGGCGAGCCGGTGGGCGTGCCTGTGTCGGATCCGTACATCCCGATGGTGGCGTACACCGAGGAGCAGACCGAGGAACTGGCCTACGCCGCGCTGTACGTCATGGTCACCGAAGGCGATGACTCCGACCTGTTCGACCCCGGCCTCGACCGCATCATGCGGTGGGGCGGCTCGGGCAAGGCCGTACCGCTGGCATCCTCGCCGGACTCCCGCGACGGAGCGCGCACCACCTTCCAGCACTTTGACGAGACGCACCGCTTCACGCTGCCCCGGCACCGCGAGGCGCACCAGACGATGCTGGCGAACATCCCGAAGATCATGCTCTTCGACCCGTGGTCGCTGGAGACAACGACCACGTACACCCCCGGCGAGGACAGCGTCGCCCAGGGGACGCACGAGTTCGCCGAACTGGTCGCGGCTGGCAAGTCGAAGGACCGGACGCTGTTCTTCTTCCACCGCGAGGCCACCCCGCGGCCGGACGAGGATCTGTCGGACGAGGTGCAGATCCGCGCCGCGGTCCGGGAAGCATCTGGGCCGTCGATCGCGGCATGGCCGGACTTCGAGGGCCAGGTCGACGCGATCGTCTCGCTCTACAACGCGCCGGACACCGACCGGGCGTACTGGGAGCGTGTCTGGCTCAACCGGCGCGTGCAGGCCGGCCGCCAGGCGTTCGACGTCGCCCGCTGGACGGAGCTTGCCCGGCCTGACCAGCCGATCCCGGGCAAGGGCGAGCGGATCACGATCGGGTTCGACGGCGCCCAGTTCCGGGACGCCACCGCGCTGATCGCCACGCACCTGGCGAGCGGCTTCCAGTGGCCGCTCGGAATCTGGGAGTGTCCGCCCGGCGCCAACGACCCCGGCGGCGAGGGCTGGGAGTGCCCGGAGGACGAGGTCGACGCCGTGCTCGAGGAGGCGATGGCCCGATGGGACGTCGTCCGCGCCTACTTCGACCCGCCGTACTGGGAGGGCCTGATCAGCCGGTGGGCGGGCCGTTGGGGCGACCGGGTCAGTGAGTGGTGGACCAACCGGTCGAAGGCCATGGCCTACTCCCTGCGGGCTTACCAGGGCGCCATGCAGTCCGGAGAGCTGACGCACTCCGGTGACGCGGCATACGCACGGCACGTCGGCAACTCGCGGAAGCGGGTGCTGAAGATGCTCGACGAGCAGGGCCAGCCGCTGTGGGTGATCGAGAAGGAGCGGCACCAGTCGCCGCTGTCGATGGACGGCGCGATGGCTGGATGCCTGTCGTGGGAAGCCCGGCGCGACGCCATTAAGGCTGGCGCGAACAAGCCGAAGAAGAGCGGACGAATGGTGGTGATGCGCTGATGCTCAGCAGCACGCTGATGGCGGACTGGGAGCCGCAGGACTGGCTGTCCTACCTCGCCCGCGCCCATGAGGCGGAGATTCCTCGGCTGCGCGAGCTGAATGCGTACTACGAGGGAGAGCAGCCCCTGTCGTACATGCACCCGGAGCTGCTGGAGGAGCTGGGGCCGCAGCTGCGGCAGGTGGTCATCAACTGGCCGCGCCTGGTGGTCGACTCGCTGGAGGAACGGCTCGACGTCACGGGCTTCCGTTTCGCGCAGCCCGGCAGCTCCGAGTCCGAGGTCGAGGCCGACCAGGCGACGGCCGATGACCTATGGCGGATCTGGCAGGCGAACGGCATGGACGAGGCCAGCCAGCAGGCGCATGTGGACGCCCTGACGATGCGTCGCTCTTTCCTGATCGTGGGCAGCAACGGCACCGACCCGACCACCCCCCTGATCACGGCGGAGTCGCCGTTGCAGGTGCGCGCGGACTGGGAGCCGCGGACCCGCACGGTCCGGGCAGCGCTGAAGCGTTGGCACGACACCGATCTGATCACCGGGGCAGTGCTCAACCAGTACGCGACGCTGTACCTGCCGAACGGGACCTACTGGTACCGGCAGCTCGGCCCGACCACCTGGCAGGAGTCGAGCCGCGACGAGCACAAGATGGGCGTCGTACCGGTCGTGCCGCTGGTCAACCGCCCGCGGACGATGCGTCCGTGGGGCACGAGCGAATTGATCGACGTGCTGCCGCTGTCCGACGCCGCGTGCAAGATCGCCACGGACATGATGGTCAGCGCGGAGTATCACGCGATGCCGCGCCGGGTCGCCTTCGGTGTCGAAGAGGACGACTTCGTAGACGCGGACGGCAAGCAGGTCAGCGTCTGGTCGCGCATCGCGGGCCGGATCTGGGCGACGGCCAAGCGCCGTGGCGGCGAGGACGGCGCCGACGTCATCCAGTTCCCCGAGGCCAGTCTCGGGAACTTCCACGACACGCTGAACCAGCTCGCCCGCCTGGTCGCCAGCCTCAGCGGGCAGCCGCCGCACTTCTTCGGCCTGGCCACCGACAGCCCGCCCTCGGCCGACTCGATCCGCGCGGCGGAGATCCGGCTCATCAAGCGGGCCGAGCGCCGTCAGCGCACCTTCGGCGGCGGCCACCGGCAGGCCGGCCGCATCGCCCTGCGGATCCGGGACGGCGAGTGGAACCCGCGCGCCGCCTCGCTGGAGACCGTCTGGCGGGACCCGGCGACGCCCACCTTCGCGCAGATGGCGGACGCCACCGTGAAGCTGGTGCAGGCCCGGATCATCCCGGTGGAGCAGGGCCGAGAAGACCTCGGTTACACCGCGGTGCAGCGCGAGCGGATGCGCCTGATGGACTCCGCGGCCCTGGACCGGGCGATGGGAGGGGACCTGGCGGCCCTGTACGGGCCGAAGCCGCCGCCGACCGACCCAGCGCCAGCAGACCCGGCGCCGGCCCCGGGCAACTGACCCGTGGCGGGCGTCGAGCAGCTGGCGACGGCTCACTACGTGCAGCAGCAGCGGACGGTACGGCGCGCTGCGAACACGGCTCAGGCCGCATGGCGCCGGATCAGCCCCGGGGACCTTGACGCGTCCTGGCAGGCTCTCGTGGGCCCGGCCCTGGTGCACACGGTCACGGCCGGGCAGCAGCAGGCGGCGAGCCCGGCGCAGGACTACGTCGCCGCGGTCGTCACCGCCGACGGCCTCACACCCCGGCCCGAGGGCACGGTCAACACCAGCGCGTTCAGCGGGCAGTCTGCCGATGGCCGGTCGCTGCTGTCGCTGATGTACCAGCCGGTCATCGAGACCAAGTGGCGGATGCTGGCCGGGCAGTCCGCCGACGATGCCCTGCTCGGTGCGCTATCGACGATGCTGCGCGCAGTCGAGACGGAGATCGCCGACGCAGGCCGGGAGGCCGGTGGCGTGGCCATCAACGCCGACCGGACGTGCACCGGATACGTCCGAGTCCTCAACCCGCCCTCCTGCTCGCGGTGCGTGGTGCTGGCCGGGAAGGTGTTCCACACCTCGATCGCCTTCCAGCGGCACCCACACTGCGACTGCACGAACCTGCCGACGACCCTGTACCGGGACACGCCGCTGATGGACCCCAGCGCTTACTTCCACAGCCTCAGCGAGGCCGAGCAGGCGCGGATCTTCACCGGCGCCGGCGCGCAGGCCATCCGCGACGGCGCGGACATCTCCAGCGTCGTCAACGCCCGCCGCGGGATGTACACCGCCGACGCCTACGGCCGCAGCCTCGCGTCGACCTACGACGCCACGACCCGGCGCGGCGCGTTCTTCCGCGCCGAGCGGCAGCGCGCGATCGACCGCGGGCTGATCCCGCCGTCCGGCCGCGGCTTCCAGCTGCGCACCCCGCGGCTGCTGCCGGAAGAGATCTACCGCATCGCCGAATCGCGTGACGAGGTCATCGCGATGCTGCGGCGCTACGGCTACCTGACCTGACCCGGGCGCAATGCCCAGGTCCCGACTCCTGCAACGGGAGCGCTGATGAGCACACCGCCCAACCCGAACCCGGACCCGGCCGCGGGCAACCCGCCGACCGACCCGGCCACCCCGCCCGTCACCCCTCCAGTGACGCCGCCCGCTGGCGACCCGCCGGCAGACGACCCGGCCCTCGGCCCTGCCGGGGAGAAGGCCCTCGCGGAGTGGAAGAAGCGCGCCAAGGACGCCGAGGCCCTGACCAAGTCGCAGGCCGACAAGCTCAAGGCGTTCGAGGACGCGCAGAAGACCGAGGCCGAGAAGCTCGCCGACCGGGCGAAGGCGGCCGAGGACCGGGCCACGGCCGCAACGCAGCTGGCGGTCGCCAGCAAGGTCGAGGCCCTGGCGACGGGGAAGTTCGCCGACCCCTCCGACGCCGTCGAGGCGCTGAAAGCCAGCACGTTCGTCTCGGATGCCGGGGTGATCGACGCCGCGGCGATCGGTACCGCGCTCGACGAGCTGCTGACGCGCAAGCCGCACTGGGCGGCCGGCGCGGGCACGCCGCGGACCCCGGCGCCGGACCCGAGCCAGGGTGCCCGGCCGGGCACCCCGCCGAGCCTCGGCCAGCGCATCGCCGAGGCGGAGCAGAAGGGCGACACCAAGCTCGCCATCGCCCTGAAGACGCAACAGCTGCGCGAGCTGAGCAAGCCCACCAAGTAGGCAGGCGTCGCCTGCCCTGGAACCCCTGAGAAGAGGACCCCATGGCGACCGTTTCCGGGCAGGGAACCACCTACAACCTGCCGAACTACCACGGCCAGCTCTACGCCGTGACGCCCACCGAGACCCCGTTCCTGGCAGCGATCGGCGGTCTGTCCGGCGGCAAGCGCACCAAGAGCGTGGAGTTCGAGTGGCAGACCGTCGACCGCCGCTCGTCGACCACCAACAACGTCGTGGTGGAGGGCAATCCCGCCCCGACCGGAACGGCCCGCTCGCGCTCGAACGTGAGCAACGTCGTCGAGATCCACCAGTCCGCCGTCGAGGTGTCGTACACCAAGCAGGCCGCGACCGGCATGTACGGCGGCATCAACATCGGCGACGACGACAACCCGGTCAACGACGAGTTGACCAACCAGATCATGGCCGAGCTTCAGTCGATGGCCGTGGACGTCGAGATGTCGTTCCTCACGGGCACCTACCAGAAGCCGGCCAACAACAGCACCCCGCGCAAGACCCGCGGCCTGCTGACCGCAATCGCGACCAACGTCAACGCCAACGGCGGAACCGGCCGGGCGATCTCCAAGACGATCGTGGACACCACCCTGGCCACGATGTTCGGCAACGGCGCCCCGCTCAACCAGGACACCACCGTGTTCATGGTCGGCGCCGCTCAGAAGGTCGCCCTGTCCAACCTCTACAGCACCGCCACCCTGTCGCAGCCGACCATGTCCCGCACGATCGCGGGCTACAGCTTCGACACGATCATCACCGACTTCGGCTCCTTCGGAGTGATGCTGGACCGCTGGATGCCGACCGGGCAGCTCGCCGTGGTCGACCTGTCGGTGTGCGCGCCGGTGTGGCTGGAGATCCCCGGCAAGGGCCTGCTCTTCGCCGAGCAGCTGGCCAAGGTCGGCGCCTCGGAGAAGTGGCAGCTGTACGGCGAGGTCGGCCTGGAGTACGGGCCCGAGACCTATCACGGCCTGATCAAGGACCTTCTGTAAGGAGACGCCGTCATGGCGAAGTTCACCAGCGAGAAGTACCCCGGCCTGGTTCTCCAGGACGACAAGGGCGTGTGGGCCCGGTTCGACCGCGGGCGGTTCGAGACCGGCGACGCCAGCGTCGTCAAGCGTCTGCGGGGACTCCCGGAGGCCGATGGCGTGAAGGAGGTCGCGGAGAGCTCCTCAGCCAGCGACAGCGCGCCGGCCAAGTCCGCGGCCAAGGGCGAATGGGTCGCCTGGGCGGTCCGCTGCGGCGCCGAGCAGACCTCGGCGGAAGCCGCGACGCGAGACCAGCTCGTCGACCAGTTCGGGGACGCGACACCGAAGGAGTGAGTGACGTGGCCGACTTCGCGACCGTCGAGGATTTGCGCGGGCGGCTGCTCGGCCGGGACCTGACCGCCGACGAGGAAGTGAAGGCACCGGCGCTGCTCGCGGATGCCAGCGCGATCATGCGGGGTCGCTTCCCCACCCTCGACAGCAACGCCCCCGCCACGGCGGTGGGGGTGTGCTGCGCCATGGTTCTGCGGGTCCTTCAGAACCCGACTGGACTGCGGTCTCAGACGATCGACGACTACTCGTACACGATCGACTCGGCCCGGTCCGCCGGCGAGCTGTACCTCTCCGACCAGGAGGAGGAGCAGCTGCGGGGAGCGAAAAAAACCGCGTTCTCCATCACCCCGAGCGCTCCGGCGGTGACCTGCGATGTCCCTTGAGCAGCTGGTCGCGCAGGCCCGAACGGCGCATGAAGGACTGATGGCCGCGGCCGGTGACGCGGTCCGGATCTACCGGCCGAGCCTGCCCGTCTTCGACCAGTCGACGGGCGGCGAGACGCCCGGAGCGGACCTGGTGCTGTACGAGGGTCCCGGCCGGGCCAAGTCGGTGAGCCGGGCCGTTGGAACCGCGACGGAGGCCGGGGAGCGAGAGCTCCAGCTGCGCATCTACGAGGTGGCCATCCCGTGGTCGGCGAGCGTGCCGGCAGACCAGGTCATCAAGCCCGGCGATCAGGTGTTGTTCCTCGCCGCATCAGACCCCCGCCTGTCCGGCGTGACTCTCTACGTCACGGGCCAGCAGTTCGGCAGCCTGGCGAGCGCCTGGCGGATCTACGCGGAGGACAGGGAGGCAGCGTGATCGACCTGACCGAACTGGAAGCGCTGGCCGAGGTGATCGCGGCGAGCGGCGCCGTCGTCGAGCAGGAGGGCGCGGCGATCGTGAAGCGGGGCGCGCAGAACATCAAGACGGGGTGGCGGGCGAACGCCGCGGCCTCGGCTGGCGCGCACGCCCGCCTGTACCCGGGATCGATCTCTTACGACGTTGCCGCGGTGCCCGGCGTCGTCGAGGCCGAGATCGGACCGGACAAGGCCCGCCCGCAAGGGCCGCTCGGCAACCTGCTGGAGTTCGGCTCGGCCCACAACCCGCCCCACAACGACGGCGGCCAGGCGCTCGACGACGAAGAGCCGCGCTTCGTCGCACAGATCGAGGCCCTGGCGGACCGGGCGGCCGGGCCATGACCACCGTCCCGCTCGCGCTGCCACACCGCAACGCCCTGCTGGCCGCACTCCAGCCGCTCGCCGTTCGTCCGACAGGGCCGATCGCGATCGGAGAGGGCGGCGCGCCGGACCCGGCCCCGAAGAGTGGCCTGTACGCGGTGCTGTACGTCGGCCAGGGGCGCCGGTCGCCCGGCTCGCTCGCCGACGACCGTACGACGCTGTCGCTGCCGTTCCAGGTGACCAGCGTCGGACCTACGGCCGAGCAGGCCCTGTGGGTTGCCGACC